AATTGGTAATAATTCTCCTGAAATGAAAAGTTTAAAATCAGAAGTGGCAGCTCTTAAGCAGCAACTACATACAGAAAGAGAAAGTCTAAAGAAAGAAGCTGATGAACTCATGATGAAAAAGATAGAGCATTATGAGAAAGAAATAGCTTTAGTTAGAGAAGATGCTCAAATTCAAATATTACGTTTAGATAAACGTATAGGTGAGTTATCAGCTATAAATGCAGAACATCAAAAACTTAATGGTGAACTTCAAGAGAAGCTATCTAAGTATGAAGATAAAGCAGCACATTATAGAAGAAAGGCTATTTTATGAAAATAGATGTAGCTAAAGAAATCAAGAAAGCACAGAATGAACTCGATGATTGTATTGAGAGTCTATCTGTGTTAGATAATGCAGTAGAATGTGGTTTTCTATTTGATAGACATTCTTTAGAAATGCAGAAATGGATTAAAGAATATAAACTTAGAATAGAAGAACTACGTGAATTTATAGAAAATGCGAGGATAAATGGATAATTTAGAAAGAGCACTAAGAATGGAAGTTGCGACTAAGCAATTAGAGATCGATAAACTGAAACGTATAATCAGAGAAAAGGAGGATATAATAAATGCCAATAGTAACAGACAGCGAAGTAGCTCGCCTAGAGAAAAGGCAAAGGGGACTTCAAAGAGTAGCATCAGCGATAAATGATCTAACTATTTACGGAATATATCCTACAAATTTTCCGAAATTAGTTGGTGCTTTAGAGCACAGTAAAGATCATCTTAAAGCTGAAATTCAAGCTACAAAAAAAAGAATCATAGAACTAGGTGGAGATACTGTAGAAGAAGTTTTTACAGCAGAAAAAATAGTTGTAACTAATCCACTTGAGATACCAGATCACGATGAGTGAACAGAATTCTATTTAGGTTACGCAGCCTCATAAGTTGGTACCAAGCCTAAAATAGATAGAGCCAGGTGGGAGACTGCCTGGTTCGTTTAATCCAAAATCCCTAAGGGTATAATAAATACACGGATTAAGTAGGGAGGCAGTTTATAATTCGATTAACAATTGTAGATAGACTGCCTTGCCTTAATGCAAAGTATTCTTAGGAGGGGCCCACATGAAAGCCTCGTGGTCGTTCTTTTCAAATTTCTCTAAAATATCTGTAGGTACTCTTTCACCTTCTTCTTCAAAAACTAATAGTAAATAAGTACTATAAATGACAGCTAAAGCCATAGCATCAGCTTCACGTGTAGACATTCCAGGATTCTCAGCCTGAATGAAGTCTCCAATCTTAGTCGGATTAATTCTTTTTAAGAAATTATCAGAGTATTGTCTAACTTTTCTATTAGGAAATTTAAAAATTACTGCCATATTAAGTCACCTCTGGCGAGGATATATATATCTATAGTTTGGGTTGCACTAGAAAGTCAATATTCTTTTTGAGTTTAGGTACAAGATTGTTATAAATCTTATGCCATAGAATAGTATCGTCTACAAAGAAAGCTAAAGATTTCTTTTGATCTAGATGATGTTGATATAGTGTGCATGCAATCTCTTCAGCATCTATATCTAGATCTTTCCAAAACTGTTTCTCACCTTTACCGCAGGTATGTAGCTGATGATGATGGGTATAACAGATAGGAACTGCCCATTGATCACCAGTCTTTTGACTAAATCCTCTAGGCATAGCAAATGTAAGATGATGTGCCTGACAAGGATTAGTTAAACAGAGTAAGCAGTTTTGTTCAGAGATCCACTTAAGATACTTTCGGTCTTTTAACCTTTGTACCTTGTCCCCTGATAGTATTTCTAACTTTTTCGTACCCATAATAAATAGATAAAGCTCTTAATCCTTCATGGACAAGATTAGACGCTTTACGTTCTGATAGGTTTAACTGATTTGCTATCTCAATGATACCATAATTTTGCCAGCAAAAGAGTTTCATAATGTTAGTAGATTGAGATCCAATTTCATCGCTAACTCTAACAAGTTCAAAGATAGCTCCAAGTTTAGCAACGATAATATCGGGTTTAGCTCCATCAATTCTAACGTCTTGCATTGATGAACCTGAGCCTAGTGTTGCTATCTCACACATACGTCTATATCGAGATCCAGACTCATATTCATTCATGGTAATAAGATTACGATGAAACATATACATAAGACGAGATTCTCTGATATTAAACCAGACAGTTTTCTTATCTATAACTTTAGTAGTAACTTCAGGTTTTTCTATTTGACGCATGTTTAAGTTTGTAAGCAGTCATAGCATTTTTAACATAAAGGTTAAAGCCGCTATTAGAATCATAAAATTTAATAAGACGAAAAACTCTATTCATATGCTTGCAGCTATGATGACGAGCAATAAGGCTCTTACACCCATACTTGTGCGTAGGGCGTAATAGCCAACACAATAAGATAGATAGATTATACACGTTGTATTCTCTTCTATCTCTACATTTCTTAATACCTTTTATAGTATTAAGAGATGTGTTATAAGTTTTTGAACAGAACTTTTGAATATTAATAATCATAGAAAGGAATAAATTATGTTGAAAATTATAGAACATCATTCAGCTTCTGCTGGAAATACGTTTATTGATTGTCCGCAAATGTGGATCATAGAAAAATTGTACGGATTTGAAACGGAAGAGAATGCAAGAATGAAGATGGGACATTCTGCTGAGGAAGCAGCTCATCATGCATTAGTAAATCAAATCACTGATGAAAATGATATAATAAATAAAGCTAAACATCAATACATGGACATACATGGTGGTAATGATACTGATGATGAATGTGGATGGTCTCAAAAAATAGCAAATACATTTGTTAAAGAATTAAAACAATATGGTAAATTAATTCATTATCAAAGGGAATATAATGGTCCTTATAAGGATCTATGTTTGCCAGTAGTTGCGAAGACAGACTTTGAGTTCAATGATTATATTGTTGATACTAAAGCGACTGCTAAAGTATGGAGGTATGCTCCAACTGCAGCAGATAAACACCAAGGGAGAAAGGGAAGAATTAATCATAACTATCACCCTAAACCCGATCATTTAAGGCAGCAGTTCTTATATCGTGAACTATTCAATAAAGAATGTTTACTGTTATATGCATCTGCTTGGGATAATCATACTTCTGATCTTGGAGATCAAGTAGGACATCTTGAGTTATTAATACAAGCCTTTAAATCGATAGAACATATCTTAGGAATTGCAAAGACAAAGGAAGACGTTGTTCGAATGTTTCCTTTGAAATTCGACAACTGGAGATGGAGATATTCACCAGGTGCTGAATCATTTGCAAGAAAGATATGGCATAATGCCTGGAAATGAGGTATAGATGCAAAGAATGGGTAGTATAGTGAAACAATTAAATAGGAGAAATATGAATCTAGAAACGTTTGAATGCTCACATAAGATAGCATATCCATCTAGAGATGGTGGAGGTAAATATAGTATTTACGTTACCAAAGAAGATGGTACTGATATGACTATTTATGGTGAAGCAATAGGTGCTGAAGGTTGGGCGAAAGGTTCAAAGCTAAGAATACAAGCTGAACCTATGCGTCAAAGTAAAAGTGGTAAGTTTTATCAGACAGCTAAATCAGTAGAATTAGTTGATGGTGCAGCTGTAGTAATACCAACTGTTAGACCAGCAGCAGTAAAAGATGTAGGTAGTCAATGGAAAGAAAAGTATAGATTGACGATGAGTAATTTATTAGCATCTGCTATTCAATCAGGCAAAGAAGTAAACTTTGATCTGATTGATGGATATGTAAGAAAAATATTAGATGCTAAATATGACGGAGATGAAGCTCCGTTTTAACCGAACAGCCATATCATCCTTTCGATGTGGCTCCCTGACTAGGCGGGAGTATCAACATAGGACAAACAGTACACTATAAATCGTAGCTCCCGTCTAGTTTAATCAAATAGGAATCATAATGGAAATCATAGCAATAATACTTCATCTATTAAATGGTGAAGTAGCAAAAATACCCGTAGGATTAGCAGTAAATCAATTGACTTGCGATACTGCTTTGCTTAGAGTTATAGACAAAGATGAAAATGAGGAAGCAATTCACTACAAAGGAGTTGAAATTCTTGGATATTATTGTAAGAATAACAAAGGAGACTGGATACCATGATAAGCGAAGAACGATTAGAAAAATCTTTAAAATACTTAGCAGAGACAGACGAGAAGCACGCAGAAGTTACAGCCAACGTCAAATATCTAGAGAGACAACTCAAGAGAAGCAAAGCCCTATTCATTACAGCTGACACAACACTTAAGTCTATTTCAGCTAAAGAACAACTTTACTATGCGTCAGAAGAGTATAACAAAGCAACACGTGAGTTATATGATGCTGAAGTTAGTTCGACTACTCTAGAAAATAAAAGAGATAAAGAAGGATTGGTTATTGATATCTTTAGAACTTTAGAAGCAAGTCGAAGACAGCATAACATATGATCTATAAGTTTAGAGTATGGGCTTGGTTACCCATGACAACCGAAGTACATCTAGCTGCAATAGATGATGAAGATGCTGTAAAAGTATTTAATAAAATAGATTTAACAAAAGGTTTTAATTGGAGGGATGATGGTATGCATAAATCTAGAGTAACTTATGAAATAACAAATGTTCAGAACGCAGATAAAAGCATCAGTAGTAGCGGAAAATCAGGAGAGAAGTCCTGAGTTTTCTTTATGGCAAGCAGTAATTGCTCAAGCTATAACAGATGCTAAATATGATGGTCTTAGAAAACATTACCTGGATTGTAAACGCTTGGCAATTGCTTGGTTCTCTAGTTGCTCAAAAGACTTTAAAGAAGTCTGTCAATACGCAGATATAGATCCCGACTATGCTTATAAAAAAACTCAAACAGCTATGCAGAAAGGTCCATTTCAATTCACTTCTCAACAAAGTAAAATACTTCAAGACAGGAGAACTCCTGCACAAATTAAATATGAGAAAAAAGGGTTTAAACTTAAATTCTAATAAAAAAACTTCTCATGCAGAGTGGATTAAAGGATATAATGAATGGAAAAAAAACAATGACCGATAAGGATATGTTTAAAGGTGTTACGTATGATTCGTTGGAGAAACAAGTAGATGGATCTCACTATAAAGGAATGAAAATCCAACCTGCTCAGTTTATAAATGAAAATAAACTACTCTTCGCAGAAGGTTGTGCTATTAAATATATTTGTAGACATCATAAGAAAGGTAAAGAAAAAGATATTGATAAAGCAATTCATTATTTGGAGATGATTAAAGAAAGAGATTATAATGGGACACTTTAGTAATCTAAATCAAGAGAATAAAGAACTTAAAATCTATAGACCTTTTGGTCCATCAATAGGTCATTGTAAATTACCTCAAGAACTTATTGATGACTTTAATAAAGATTGTGAACATATCATGGATCATAAAGTAAAGAAAAAAACACATGATTTTTCTGATGATCTTGTAGGAAATGTTAAACAAGAATTAGTTATTAGTCCTGATGTATTTACTAAATGGGCTCCTTACTTTCAAAAACTTATGGTTGCTTATATAGCAGCACACCCAGAAAATTTACATGAACTAGAAAGAATTAAATTTAGAGCTGCTTGGTATGTAAGAACCTTTAATGGTGATTTTAATCCAGCTCATTATCATACAAACTGTCATATGTCTTGTGTAGGTTATTTATCTTTACCAAAAGGTATTGAAAAAGAATGGGAACAAGAAGACAGAGATCATTATCCTTCTGCAGGAGGTATTGAAATGCAGTATGGACAAGTCCAGTTATTTTCAAATAATGCAGTACGAATGAGACCAAAGGTTGGAGATTATTATATCTTCCCTTGGTGGATGTATCATATGGTTTATCCTTTTAGAACAAAGGGAGAACGTAGATCTTTTAGCTTTAATGTATGGGGTGAACCTAAAGAAGAACCAAAACCTAAATCTACAATAATTATTTAAAAGGCAATATCTATAACTAAGTAAAGTGTTATAAATATAAACATTCCCATCATCTGAATATCAAAAGGATGGTTAGTCATTATGGTAATATCTTTAATATCTTTTTTCCACCCATATATATTTCAGTTTTAGCTTTAATAATTTTACAACTAAAAACTACACTTTCTGGATTAACTTCTCGTTGTGCAATTCTCTTTGATTTAAGACACGAACTTAAATTTTCTTTAAATGTATGTTCAATAACATTTCCATTTAATATAAGTAATAAAGCTACAACAGTTTCTATCATTAGTGAGTTCCATTCTGTCTAATTTTATCTTTTAGTTTTTCTACATCTTCTAATAGTTTATCAACTTGTTTTGATAAGAATTCTATATTAACTTTATTATGCATGCCACCTTCTAATTGCTCAGTATGTTTTTCTATTTGACCTGCCATATGTTCTATTAACATAAACTGTTCAGAATCAGCTGGCAGAGAGCCAAGTTCGCCTCTCGGCCACTTAATTCTAAAATCAGTATTCTTTTCTAGATCACTACTCATAAGTTTATAGTTAGTTTCTACATTATTGAGTCTTTCAATAACTCCAAAATAAGCCCAAACA